AATACCCATCAAATAATTTTGTTGACTTAAACTTTGCCATTAATTATAACCTTTTACGAATTGATAAAATTCTGAGCGGGCATTACCATCTTCTAGGTATGCTCCCGCTAATTTTGCAGTCTTCATTGAAGCTCCGCCGTGCTTAACACCTCTGCATTGCACACAATTATGAGTTGCTTCAATCATAACTGCTACACCTTTATTGTTTTCAATAAGCTCATCTATTGCGTGATGAATTGCTACTGTTAATTGTTCTTGAATTGCACCTCTTCTACCAAAATGCTCTACAACACGATTCAATTTACTTAAACCAATAACATTGCTATTTTCACCCGGAATATATGCAACGTGTACTAATCCCATAATAGTTTGGTGATGATGACTACACATTGAAGTTAATGGAATGCCTCCTTCAAATACAATGCCATCATAGCCATCACTAGGAAATGCTGTGATGCCTGACATTGGATTATATCGCCCAGCCCATAGATCATTAACGTAAGCCTTTGCAACTCGGCGTGGAGTATCTGCAGAATTGGGATCTTGTTCCCAAACCACTCCTAATGCATGAAGAAATTTGCCATAATGATAAGCCGCATCATCAATTATTTCTTGTTTTTCTTCATCAGTTAAACGAGCATCCGGACCATGTATTGCTTGTTTAATTGCTAATTGCGTTGAAATGCCGTTAGCAAAACCAGATTGAACTAGTTCTAATTTTTTGTCTTGTTTATTTGCCATAACTTATTTCTTATTTTTAATATAATAAAACTTATTGAGATTTCAAAGTCGTATTACCTTTTTTATGTGCAGGAAAATACGCACAATGCTTACAACCGTTTCCGCAACATGAACCTCGTTTACGATGATATTCTTCAGTCATTACCAATTGACCATTTTCATTGTAATAAAACTCATCCGGAGAGAGCTTGTTTCCAAACTCTCTCACATAGAGTTGATATATCCAATCATGTTGAGTAGGTACCATCATTATTTAATCTCGCATGCACCACCTGCACAAGCTAATTCACCTGATAGGTCGGTATTGTCATCTAATTCAATTACGTTGCTTAAATCTATATTATGAAGTGATTTCATCATTGCGTCATATGTTTCAGCGGTACAATCTTCAAATGGTGCTTGAGTATATGTTCCTCCGTTATATGGCAATACACTTAATCCATTATAATGATCTCTGTTTTCCCACATCCATTCGCCAGCCAAATCCCATTCATCATCACGCAAAGAAACAGTTGCTGATACATTGTGTGTGTTGTTACCTGTTCTATGTCCTGGTTTAACCCATTCTAAATGTACTTTCTTGATGCGATCCAATAATTGAAATGGAGATTCGGTTCTAAGAATTGCGCCCAATGGAGCTTTTTGCGGAATAGAAATAACTGCCGTATCATGTGGACGGAAATATTCATCTTCAATAAGCTCTGGATGATTGATTGCTAAATAAGAATAGATAGCTTCATTTTTTCCTACCCGTATTCTTCTAATATAATAATCATTGTGCCAAGCGTGTATTCCTGATGATGTACCTAATGCTAATGAAGTAGTTCCAGCCGGCTTAACTGTGGTTGTACGAGCTGAACGGTTAATTCCAATTAACTCTGCTACACGTGCATTTTCTTCTTTAACTGCTTTTGCGGCAGCTTTCATATCATATCCTAATACAACGCCCGATGCAATACCTGTCATGGACACGCCAATCAATGCATCTTTCTCAGTTGTACGTTGCCAAATTGGACGAAGATAATGAAAACTTGTATATCCTGCTTGAAGCGTACCAATAAATGCTGCTGCTTTTACTCGAGCTTCTAAATCTTCTTGAGATTCAATATCCGATGCATTTACTTCACATAGGTTGCAGAATTGGAATGGACGTAGTGCAATTTCACAACATGGATTAGTTCCCCAATCTTTATCATTTGTAAGATAGATTCCTGGTTCTCCAGCTCCGGATAATTCAACACGTTTCCACAAATCCATGAAGAATTCTTTTGTAAGTTTGTGACGCATCAATGTTGCTGAATTGTTAGCACGACCTCTTTGTGGATTAGTTTCCCACCAATTGCCTGATTTACACGCAATCATTTCTTCATCATCAGCACTAAACAAACTGATAAGCGCTGCTCTACGAATACCACCTGCTAATACAGCATCTGCAACGTGACAAACCATATCATGCACTTCAATTGAAGATAATTTATCTCCATCTTCTTTTGCATCTAAAATACCTTGCAATTTAATCAAACATTCTTTAAGTGGTTGCGGTCCTGGAGCTTTTCCTCCTGATGTAACCAATCGTGCACCTTTTTGACGAATATCACTAAAATCAAAAGTAAATGATGAACCACCTACGAAATATGATTTAATCAATACTTTTACTGCATCTGCCCAACCTTCAATTGAATCAGCAATTAAGTATCGACGATTCTTTTTTGGATTTGGTTTATGTATTTCTGGTAATTTTTCTATGTGATGTTTTTGCACAGAATATCCAACACCTGTACCGCCTAATAATAGGAACATTGCTTCACCAAATGCTCTATGATCATCAATTGGTAGGTATGCACAATTATAAATTCGGTTAGGGGAGATTTCAATTGGTTTTCCTCCGAATTGCAAACTACGCATCGATGGTAATACTTTTTTTGCATATACAAGCTTGTATGCTTTTTCAATTTCATCCACTAAATGCGGATAAGTTTTTTGATGCATTTGTTTGTTTCTTGTAACTAATTCTTCCCACGTTTCTCGACGATTGAGCTCGGGAAGATACTTGGCATACTTCATGTACACCGTAATTTCACTCAAAATTTTGTTTGAAATCTCCATTGTTTGTAATCTCCTTGTTTAATGTTAACTTAATATGTTTTTAGATAAAAAAAGGCCGGAGATGAATCCGTGCCTAATTTTATATAAATATGTTTTTATCCTAATGTTCCGCCCAAATCTTTAAACTTTTGTGCTAAATTTTGTTTCATTATGTTTTCGCCCGTTTTCATGGTTTGGGTTGTTTGTTTGCCTTGTGCGGTTTGTGGTTCAAAGAATTGAAACTGTCCATTATTTGTATTGATTTTACTTGGCAAAGTAATACCATCGGGGCCAAATCTATTTTTAATAACATGCCCTCTACCTGTACCTGACATCTTATCTTCTACCTTTCTAGAAAGCGACATCAAAAAGTCAGCTACCATCACTTTTCCATATGATGAGGCAATCTTATCTGCTTCAATAACATCTTCTTCTAATGCCGATCTACCTGCTTGTGATGCGGTCCATACTGGAATATCATATTCCCCTGCCATACCACGTAACTCCTCGTATAGTTCTTCTAATGCCTCGTGCTTATCCTTTTTTGCATTGATCTTCAACAAGTCACCATAATCGACAATTACCAATGCAGGTGTTTTACCTAACATGATTGTTTTTTCTAAATGTGCTTTAATGCCCATTACTCCTACTGACTTGGTTGGAAAATATTTAACAATCAAATCACCACGCAATGAATTCATTTTTTCTTGTACTGTGTCCTGATGATGTTTCAATGTCTGAGCATTAATACCTGTCAATACTGAATCATAGCGTTGTCCTACATAATTTTCATTGAGCTCCAATGTATAATGTATAACGGTATGTCCAGCTCTCATTGCATTTGCTCCAATATTAATAAGCATCCATGATTTACCAATACCTGCAGGAGCCATTACTACTCCTAATTCTCCTGGAGCTAAACCACCGTCCATCAAGTCATCAACAACATCCCAACCTGTAGTAATAGTCTGACGAGATGCTTCTGCATAACGAGCTGCAATATTTGCCTTGTAATCTAATCCAATATTGGTATCAGCTCCGGCTTTCATTGCTCCGTCAATTTTGGTTTTTATTTCATCATAATTACCCATTTTGAGTAATCCAACCGAATCCATAATGGCCCGTTTGATTTCTTGATTCTTACAAAATTTAAGGATTTCATCTTTAACAAACGAAAGATCATCAGATTCCATATATCGGAATACTTCTTTCAATTGTTCTAGTATTGCAGTTTTTAAAATATCATTGTCAATTTCAGTAACTTTAACTTTAAGTACATCTTTTGACGGGGGAGATTTATATTCTCGAAAATGCGTAAGTATAATTTCTAACAACCAACTGTTTGCATCTGATTCAAAATAATCTGATTGAATGATATCTGCAATTTGTTGTAAAAATGATCTATCCGTAAACATTGCTGCTATGACTTTTACTTGAAAGCCATAACCATATTCACTTAATTTATCTGTCATATAAACAATATAAAGAAAACATATTAAAAATCAAATTAATGTTGTGTTTGTTTTGCAAATGCATTTAACGACAACCAAGTATTGTTTAACCAATCAGGTAAATTTTTCATAATCGACCACATTTTATCTTCATAAAATAATCTTTGGAATTCTGCTCGATTAAGTGAAGGAATTGGTTGATCTAAAATTCCTCGTATTTTTGTTGCAGTTTGTGCTGGAATATCTAAAAGTTTTATATTCATTAAACGATAATTTTTATCAATGGTATCATAGTTATCCATTACCTTTTGATAATTTTTAGATTCATTCAATTGAATTTTACTAGTGCATTTTGCCTGTAAATCTTCCAATGTAAACTCTGTTTGACTTACCAGTTCTGGGAAAGTTTTTAGAATTGTTTTTGGACCGAATCCATCAACGCCCGGAATATTATCAGATGCATCTCCAGTAAATGTACGATATACAACATAATTTTTAGGGTGAACTCCGAACTCTTCAATCAATGCATCAGTATCATACATTTTCTTTTTGATAGGAGACCAAACTTGCAATGTAGGACTTATTAATTGATAGAAATCTCTATCCGTAGATACCACCGTAATCTTTTTGCTAATATCCTGATACATTTGTGTTATGTATGCAATAGTGTCATCAGCTTCAATTCCATCCATTGAAATAAAGGTAACTGGCAAGTTATCTAAATATGAAACCAATCTGCTAAATTGATGTCGCATTGATTCTTGTTCTTCCTCTAATGTAGATTCATGATGATCGTGTCTACGCAATTTAGTTTTATTAGCTCTATTGCCTTTATAATCACTGTATATGCGTTTTCTTTTTGCAGAGCCTCCTCTACCATCAAATACGATTACACAACGACTAGGACGAAAATCTCTAACTGTTTTGCCGACTGAATATAAAAATCCAGTAATGCCGCCAATATGGTCACCATCTTCATTATATGCAGGAGTGGCACCAAAGCTACGGATGAAAGTATTCAAGCCGTCAAATATCATGATGTGGTCATTAACATCTGACGGACTTGAACTCTTTTCTTGTTGTAACTCTTTAAATAATTTTTGATACTTATTCATTATCCTTCTTCATCGTAAACTTCATCAGTGATAATTACATCATCAATTCCGCCGTCGATTCCAGCTTGATATTTGAATATGTAAGCATCGCAAATTCTTTGATATAACCTATTTTTAACTTCCGGTTTGGAAATTACTTTATCAATAAAGTTTTTTGATTGAAATTTAATTTCACCAAATACTTCTCCAGTTTCTGTATCAACATCTTCTAATGTATAATGTGCTCCGGATTGTTTAACTAAATCGAATTTTTTCATGGTCTCTAACCATCCGCCATAATTGTCAATTCCGCTATCATAATAGATTTCGTAATTTACTTTTCTATGTGGCGGCCCCATACGATTCTTAACAACTTGAACTTCTGTCTTGCTTCCAACGACTTGTTCAACTCCATTAATCTTTGCTTTGATCATACCCGTATTCTTTAAACGAAGTCTTACCGAAGCATGGAATGGAATTGCCTTACCACCAGCTGTTGTCCATTGGTCTCCAAATGATACGCCCATTTTAGTACGTAACTGATTGGTAAATATGAGACAAATTCTTTCTCGTGCAATCCAATTGGTAACTTTACGCATTGCTTTGGATAAGATAATAGATTTTGATGTTGCATAGCCATCTTTGTCATATTCTGCGGACATTTCAATTTTAGTTGAAGCACCCATGATTGAATCCACAATGATTGTAACTAAACGATCTTTATCTGATTTACGAACTTGTTCGACAATAGTTTCAATTGTTTCAAATATTTCCTCAACTGTTTCTAATGGAACATACAACATGGTTTTTAAATCAACCCCAATTGCTTGAAGAAATTCACTGCTGGTTGCTGCTTCTGTATCAATATAAACTGCTAATCCACCTTTCTTTTGCGTTTCTGCTAAAGTATGTGATGCTAATAATGATTTACCAGAAGCTTCTAACCCGGTAATTTCAGTGATCCGCCCTACAGGAAATCCTCCGTGAGGGCGGTTCGATATTGCTAAATCAAGTGAGTCGCAACCTGATGAAATCCATTCTTTAACATTGCTCGGAGAATCATCATCGCCATCTAAAAAGAATGCAGTTTTAAGTGCTTGACCTTTGAATTGTTTGTTAATACTATCTGCCAGGGTGTTTGCTAATGCATCTTCCAGTTCTGACTTACTTTTGCTTTTAGCCATTTATAACTCCTTATTAAGAATTGAATAAGTCATCAAATGCTGATGCTACATCTGTTTGTTTTGTTGCTGCTGGTTTTGCTGCTTTAGTTGGAGCAGGTGCTACTGTTTCTGCCTCTTCCTCTTCTTCAACATCAGAATCTGCATTTTCTGGATTCATCCATTCAGCTAATGCTTTTTCTAATTCGTCATAAGTTGGTTCTGGAAATAAATCAGTAATCTGTGGTTGATTCATGATCTTTTGTGCAATTTCTTTGTCTTCTGTAGCCGGTTGTGTATTAGGCTTAACACGAATTGCTGTTTTAGGATATGCACTACCTTCTGCCGGAGTAAATTCTACGTCAATGTCGCGACCATTAATTAAGTCCGTAATATCACCATAATCTGGATCTGAAATGATTGATAATAGTTCTGTGTAAATTGTTTTACCAAATCCCCAAAACTTAACTCCTTCAGATTCTTTACCGCGAATAATAACAGGAACATAAGTACGCATCTTAGGTTCAATTTTACGACCCATTAGCCATTCATCTTTATCGCCAGTCTTTTTTAGCTTTTCTGCAAATTCAACAATTGGATCTGCATTACCAAATGTAATTGGAGACAACATAGACTTCTTACCGATGTCATAATGAAAATACAATTCTAAAAACGGATTGTCTTTGCGATGAACGTAAGGTACAATTCTTACTCGCGTTTTACCTGCTTCAGGTTTCCACAAATTTTGTTTTTTGTCATCAGATTTGTTTAACTGATTAAGTTTCGCTTTGATAGCGTCTAAATTTAAAGCCATTGTTTAAATCCTTGTTTTAAGTGGTTAATAAAATAAAATATTAATTATAATATAGATAATTAATGGGGTAAATCAAAGTTAATTGTTAAATTTTTTTATATAAATAAATATCAACGCCATGAAATTTTCTTGAAGAAAACTAATGGTATTATACGATATCCGCCTTCGTCTGTTAGAATAAAAGAATTTTCATACATTGCCCAATTTAACATGTATGTTTTATCTAGTACGCCGTTATTTACTACGCGGATAATTTCATTAAGTGCATTTACCGTATACAATGTATTGGTTTCTTTTTTGCGATGAATACTTATTGTATTCTGTCCTCTTTGTGTTCCAGCATCTGCATTGTATGTGCAATACAAATTGTCTGCTGCTTCTGCATTTGAAAATACAAATATTCGTTGTTCTGGTATTATGTAACTTTGCTGTATGTAATCTACTACTATGTTTAAATCTGACTTATGTGCAAAAGTGCAAAGTAATTGAGTTTTCACTATTCTTCATCCTTACGTTTGTTGGTGTATAAATTCATATTTAGGATATACTGATTTTAATCCAAATACCCACATTCCTTGAGATAATCCTATAATAGACCAATCCGTTGCAGCTGTTACAAGTGGAATACCTGGATTATTAACATCATATGCAATTAATCCTAAGATTCCGTCAAAGAATTTATTTTTTGTAGTATTTAATAATTGTATCATGTAATTTGGATTTTTAATTAATTCATTATGTTTTAATTTATTAAACCAAATTGCTGCATTATTTGTTTCATTGGTAATTTGTTGTCCTATTTTAATAGAAACCTCGTTGCCATCTCCGGAATTTTGTTGTATTTTTTCAAAATCGTCGGATGTTATCCAATATGATAAAGTTTGACTTCCGGTTGTTATTGTTAATCGCGTATCTCGTATATCCACATCTAAGTCAGATTTCCATAAAATATTATGAATTAATTCCCAACCTTTATGCATTTGTGACCAACCGCTTTTGTAACTTATTTCTGTACTAGCTACATTATCTTGCAATGGAATAAATATTTTTTCTAATACTCGAATCAAATCATTCAATTGTTTCCATGAATGTGGATCTACTAAATCTTTTAATTCTTCAAATGAATCGCCCATTTCTGCTAATGGTTTAA